GAAGTCGCTGCTTAGCCGTATTGATGGCAGCTTCTAAAGCCGCCGTCTTCTCTTCGGCCAACTTTCGTTTAGCCGTAAGTTCTGCAATACGTTTAAGAAGCCCGCTCTTACCACGTTGGGCAAGCTCGGCAATATCCTCATCCGTTAGCTCATCTACATCCTTTGAAAGAACATCCTTAGGACTAGACTCCTTGGCTTTGGGCTCTGCCTCTTGCGAGGTAGCTTCTGGCTTTTGTTGTCCTTCCTCTGGATCCGACTCAGACTTTGCTTCAGCCGGTTGGGCTTTGGCATTTAGTTTGGCAATGCGGGAGGACAGGAAATCCTTTTCCGACATTGGCTTATTTTCCACGGGTGCTTTAACGTCTCCCGAGTTGGACGCAGCGTCTTCTGACATAGATTTTAGGTTCCGCCGTATTTTACGCCCCGGCGATTGCGATTTGTTCAATGCTAGCATAATCAACTTGGTGCTTGACGATAATCCCTTTGGATTGCGCAATTAAGCACCATGCTTGATCCCAAAGTAGTTGAGCGTCTTCACAACAATCAGGACTTTCTGAAGTTCTTAAACGAACTCCATTCGGTGCGGGAATATTGGATTAAACAACTTCACGACCTGAGCACGGATAGTCTCCAGCAAGTGAGCGGACGCATCCTCTCGATTGACGAAGTGCTTTTCTCCGCTCAATACGAGAAGATGAAGGACAATTGGGACCGTTTTATGCGTTCAAACCCTGAGTCTGAACGTCTCCCATCTGAGCGGGTTGAGTCCCAATCCGGCCAATCTGGGCATTCTGCGCCTGCTGCATCTGAAACTGGTACTGTTGAACGTATTTCTGAAGACGAGCAGAAAAAGACTCATCAGACTGCATCCGCTGGGAAACGTCGGGCTGCTGCACATACTGCTGTATGACCTGCATTGCAACCTGAGCACCGTTAGGACGAGCACCCACCTCAATGCCAGCGTAAATCTTAGACAGATCGTCCGTAACTTGGCGGAAGATCTGTTGCTGGGCCTCTTGGGCGGGTTGAAGAACAGAGTCGGCTAGAAGCGGATTAACTGCCGTAGCCATCATTTCAAGCATGCGGTCGACGTTGATTCGCCCATTGCGGTCAAACTGAAGCAGGCTGACAAACTGGTTAAGCTGGGACTCCAGCGTTTCGGGATCCGTGCTCAAGACATCAAAGTTGATGTTGATGTCGAAGTTTTCATTCGGATCTCCACGGCCAAAGCGCACTGGATCGGGATTACCCGTTACGCGGAAGAATAGTTGTTCTGGACCAAACCGCTGGTAACACTTGTAGGTGAGCCGAAGAACGTCGCGTACGTGAACTAAGAACTTGTCCACGAAGTATTGCTGACGAATGCGGGACATTGGATTGTTATGATCCAACCCCATAATGCGATCAGCTTGATCAATCTGGGTGCGCTCCATTTCCACGGAGCCGGGATTGTACGGAGGCGTAGGCCCAAACTGAATCTCGCCCATACGGCGATAGGCCACCTTTACTCCCGGACCCCACTCTGGTGGAGGAGTGCCAACAGGGTAGAGAATCGTTGGTAGAGTGGCGTAGGAGTTACGATCAATGCGACTGTCGCGCTCCACCTTCACCTGCCACTGAATGCCACGAAGCTGCTCAGGAATTGTTGCAAGCTCGTAAAGACGCTTGTTGTCCTCGCTCAGCTTAGTGACAATGAAAGGATAGTCGTCATAACCGTTTAACAACTCGTACTTAGCGTACTTAGGCTCTTGCGGAGTGCCGTAATACTGGTTGTGAAAAACAGTGCAGTAGATGCCCTCTGAATTGTCTTCTGAAATAAGCCGCTGATAGCAGTAGATGACCTCGTAAAGTTCAGTGGTCTGCTCCTGCGCGATACGGGTGTACTGCGTGTTCGTGCGAGGATCATTCATGTCCACGGACGTAACCCGCATCTCCAAGATTTTCTCCACCCACTCTTCGTCCCAACCTTCTGTGCCCACCTTGTTCTTTAGCTCTTGCGCGGTCATTAGGACGCGCCAGAAGCAATACGGAGCCTTCTGAGGGTCAGTGGTAAAGGCAGGAAAGAAAACGTCGCAATCAGGCCCTAATGAGGCCACCTTGGGGGCATTAACGCTTTGCCGGATGATGGGGAGTTCAGCCGCGCCACTCTTGCGCAATTCTTTCAAAGCGGTCCTTGCTCGCTTTGTCGTAAGTCCTTCAAACTGACCTTTCAGCAAATCGACAATTTGATCGTCAGATTTTCCATCAATAATGATGCGCGCCAAATCCGGACTAACTTGA